TCGAAAAAGATAATGTTATTGATAAAAATATATTTGGCAAGTCAGAGATTAAAGATTGGCCTGTTGTTGAAAAGATGTCACATGGTGAAGTACAAACACTTATTGATTACAATGACTGGGACAAACCAACATCTGAAAGACTTAAAAAGCTGGTAGAGAATAAAGCACCTGGTGATATGAAGTCAGCACATAAGTCAGCTATTGATACAGCCATTAGTGATAAGCCCAAAACCGCTGAAACAAAAGCTACAGCTGGTGAAATGTTGGGAACACCACCTAAGGCACCAACAGTACCAATTGTACCAACAGCACCTAGTGTACCAACAAGTAGTGTTGAAACAACAGCTGGTGAAATGTTGGGAACAGCACATAGAAAGACCACTAAAGAGAGCCTTAATAGAAGCGTTCCTGAGTATTATGGAACAGTTCCTAGTAGTGATGAACTAGGTGCCTTATCAGCCAAATATGAATCCAAAGGTAAAGCAGGAACAGTATCATCTGGAAAAGGTGATTATGGTGGAGTTAGCTATGGTACATACCAGATGGCATCAAGAGGTGGCAAGGAATCAACAGCTGGTAAGTATGTAAAGAACTCTGAGTATGCACAAGACTTTGCTGGTTTATTACCTGGTACTAAGGGGTTCTCAGATAAATGGGAAGAAGTAGCAAAGAGAGATGGTGATAAATTTGGTAGGAGCCAACATGAGTATATCAAAAAAACACACTTTGATCCCATGGCCAATAAACTGGGTAAGTCTGGATTAGACTTAAGCAGTAGAGGTAAAGCATTACAAGATGTTATATGGAGCACATCTGTTCAACTTGGTGGTGATTCGGCTATAGTAGAGAGAGCATTAAAAGGTAAAGACCCATCAAAAATGTCAGATGAGGAAATAATCAAAGCTGTATATACTGAAAGAGGTAGACGTACAGAATCAGGTGATTTGGCATACTTTAGTAAGAATAGTAAGGATGTTCAAGAGAGTGTTGCTAATAGGTTTGTAAATGAGCAAAAAGATGCACTTGCTATGAACTCAAGAGGTGGTACACCAAGTGATATAAGCAAATCAATGGGTGGTTTAATAGCTAAAGCTCCCACCAAAACTGCAAACTATGGTGTTGATGGATCAGCTAACCAAAGGGACTATGTTAGTAAAGCTGATGGTGTTACAAGAACAGATTACAGTCCAACAGGTACAGATGCAATACCTGGAGCAAAACCAGAATACAAACTTACAGGTGCTGAGGTTGTACCAAGGGATTATATTAGTAAAGCTGATAATGTCACCAACACTGATAACACATACTCACATGCAACACAATTAGGTAACAACAACACATACTCATATGCAACACAATTGAATGCTGATGGCACAACAAAACCTGGATATGGTTTAATAGGTGCTGAGGCCATACCAAAAGATTATGCTGGTAGAGCAGAGGCCACCACAAATACAGATAATACATATTCATATGCAACTCAAATAATGAGGCCTAGTGGTATAGCAAAATCAGGATATAACTTAAAGGGTGCTGATGTTATTCCAAGAGATTATGCTAGTAGAGCCGATGCAGCCACAAACAATGATAATACATACTCATATGCAACACAATTGATGAGACCCTCAGAGAAACGTGGATTTGACCTGTCAAAAACTGATAGTACACCTAGAGTCGATGTTAACAATATTGACAGAATACAAAGAGAGATAAATGAGAAAGAAAGCTCTATTGAAATGAGCAAAATACAGACCCAAGAGTATCAGAATAAGATATTGAATGATAGCAAAACAAGCATGACAAAAGGGTTTGCATCCATTAAGGATGCAAAAGATGCAACAAATACTGGTGATACATATACAAGTGGACCATCCATGGTACAACAGAATAATATACCAACTGATATTGAAAGCATAGGTATTTTTCTTGTTAACAGTGGATGGGTATAGGTGATTATAATATGAGTTCACAATGGCCTAGATCAGGTTTTCCGTTTCAATTTACAGAGGATTCATTATGGCTTGAGGTACAAGCATATGAATTACTTGAACAAGATAGTGTTGATGCCTCATCCAAGGGTATTAAAAAAATGATAATTGATGATCCAATGTTATTTTTGATGCCTTCAACATTCAGTACAACTATTAACCATACATATGATAATACAAACTCCATAGCTCAACCATTTGCTCAGAAAATGGCAGAGTTCAAAAAGTTGGGCAAAGAGTTATCTGGTGGTGGAAAGAATATAGTTACAAACAAATATGACACTCCACTAACCTTTATGGATACAGATAGACGTGTTCTGAATGTTACTGTTGGTTTACAAGACCAAGGTGATACAAAATCTGATGTATTCCTACCTGTAAGAGCTTTGGAGTCATACTCATGCCCTGAAAAAACACCAGGCTTATTCGACCTTGAAATGCCATATATATTTACAGTTAAAACCATCGATTCTGACTTGATATACTTTGAGAATGCTGTATTGTCATCTGTTCAACCAACATGGTATGGACCATATAGAGGTGGTTACCCTACAAAATGCGAGCTTACACTGGAATTCAAAGACCTGGAACCATTATACAGGAACCTTCTTTTTAATGGCTACGTTAGTGGTAATGTTACTAATAGTACCAATAATAGCTCATACTAAACCCAAGGACTTAAACAAATGATAACAGTAAAACAATCCATTAACAACCCTGATGATATATTTGTATCAGGGTTGTCCAATAACTCAAGACTTCATATGTTTGATGTTATTAAAAATGATGATACAGGATACTACTTCAATATCTTTAAAAACTATACCATGCCAGATTCATTGAAAAATAATACAAAATTGTACTCTGTATACACTGTTGATAATGATGACTGGTGGGATAATATATCAGCACATTGGTACAATACAAGTGAATTGTGGTGGCTCGTATGCTTTACAAACGATATAGTTAACCCATTCGAAGATATTTATCCTGGTAAGATACTGAAAATATTCAATAAAAACTACTTTAGTATCATAATGAATGAATTAAAGGAAATCTACAAACTATAATGGTACAAGAATTCTCAGGTACGTTATCGGTTGTTATAACAGATAGCAATGGTAATGAGTTTAATATTGATACAGGTGCTATCACCACCTTATACTTCATTGAAGATGTATTCTCATTCTGCATCACAGGTAAAGTAAAATTCACTGACTATGGTGGTGTCATGGAAATGGGTAACTTCTGGGGATACCAAAAAGAAGTGTTAACAATAGTATATGGTATACCCAAAAGTGGTAGAGTTGAAAAAGAATTCAAAATCTATAAAATAGATAAACAGACACCCTCCCATACAAGACTTAGTGCTAATAATGTATATGAGATAACTTTTGTCTCAAAACTATATTACCAATGGCACTTTAAACAGTATTCAAGATCATTTAAGGATATGAAAACCACAGATATCCTTAAACATATTATGAAGCATATGATAGAAGGAGAGTTCTTTAACATTGAAGAAGCTAATGAGAGAATAGGATACTTCTATACTGGCCTCAAGTCACCAGCAGAGAATTTCAAGTTTCTTATGGAACGATCCACTGGCATAAAATCCGGTAAACCAGGATACTTATGCTTTGAAAATATGGATGGCTACAATCTCATTACACTACCATCATTAATGAATTCAAGTGTTGATATGATGCAACCAAATGATGGTGATAACATTAGATACTGGTTTGATACTGATAACTTATATCTATATAATAAAGTATCATCATTTGATCGTGAGGGTGTTGATAACAGTTCAATGCAACAATTATCTGGTGGTAATAGACTTGGATATGACATACTTAGAAAGAAAAACATACTAAAATTGTATACCTATAAAGACAGCAGAAACAAATTTAAGGATAATCTATTAGGTAGTCCAGAGTATCCATTACTTGATCCTGATATAACAGGTAGAGAGAGATTTATCAAAACTGGTGAGAATGATGAGGTGTTCATGGATAACATTTACTATAATAACTGGATAAAACAGTATTCAACCCAACAGCTTATTATGTTATATGTTAAAGGTCATGAGAAAAGAAAAGCAGGTGGAGTTATAGATATAGTATGGCCATCTATTAATAAGGATAAGAACAATCTCAATTTCACAGGTAAGTATTTTGTAAAGTCTGTGGTACACTATCTTTTTAATGACAAAGACGCATTGTATAATCAGAAGCTGGTTCTAATGAAAAATGCATATGATGGAGTTAACATAGATGAGAAATAAAGTATCTGATTTAAAGCTTAAGGACAACATACTTACTGGATTCTTTAGAGGTATAGTTGAGGATAGAAATGACCCAGAGAAGCTTGGTAGATGTAGAATAAGGGTCTTTGGAGTACATACTGATATCAAAGTTCAAACACCTATTGATGGTGTACCAACTGATCATTTACCATGGGCACATCCTGTTATATCAGCTATAGAAGGAGGTGTAACAGGGTTTGGTTTATGGTCAGTACCTCTCCAGGGTTCCCAGGTTCTTGTCTATTTTGAAGAAGGCAATATAATGCAGCCAAGATATATGGCAAGCTTACCTGGTAGACCAGAGGAATCATCCAAAGGCAAAACTTCAATTGGCTTCAATGACCCAAATGGGAAGTATCCCATAGATAGTAAAAGAGCACCACACGAACCCAATCAAAAGGGTGAGAATGATATGCATAAGCTTGCAACAGGTGATAGCATAGGTGATACAATTGTTAATAGCAAAAATAGTAAAAGGATTCAAGGTGTTGTTACAGGCAGTGAGGCATCATGGAGTGAACCCAATTCATATTATAATGCGAAGTATCCTGATAACATTGTATTGGCAACACATTCTGGTATAGTTATAGAGATTGATAACACACCAAATAATGAACGTGTGCATATATATCATCCATCAAATTCATATATTGAGATAGGTCCAAGAGGTGACATTATTATAAGAAATGCAGGTGATAGCTTTGAACTTGTTGATATTAATAAGAAGGTTAAGGTTGGTGGTGATATGGATGAGACTATTTCCTGTAATAGAACCAATCATGTTGTTCAAAATCAGACAGAGAGAATAGATATAAATAAAAAAGAATCCATAGGCGGAAATAAAAGGGTTATTATATCAAATAGTGAAGATAAAGACTTAGGTGGTACATATAACCTTAACGCATCAACCATAAATTTGAATTGCTAATTGGAGAACAGTTATAATGGCATGGAAGGATATTGATATCAGCCTAATAAGACAGCATGATGGTGATATAAGAACAGATACTGATGTTGATGCCATTAGAAATAGCATCACAAACATCTTCAAAACTATACAGGGCTCAAGAAGAATGGCACCCAGTTTTGCTATGCCAATGCACAATTTACTATTCAATCAGATTGATAATGTAATGCTTTCACAGATCAAGAGTATGATACTAAATGCTATTTCAATGTGGGAAGATAGAATATATGTGAACCTTTTAACTGTTATGCCTGATTATGATAATAATAGAGTTGATATAAATCTTGAGATTAAGCTAAAAAATGATCCTGAAGATAGAGTTTTTAATGTAAATGATACACTTGTAATGCAATAAGGAATTTTATAAATGAGTGAAATACACTTAGTACCAGGATACCTAGAAACAGACTTTCTCTCCATGAAAGAAAGACTTATTAACTTAATGAAGAATACAGACATCTTCAGGGATTATAACTATGAAGGTGCCAATATAACCATGCTGTTAGAATTAGCATCCTACCTTGGAGACCTGTCAACATTCTATGTAAATGAAGTAGCAAAAAACGTCTACCCAGATACAGCAAACCTATATGAAACAACACATAGTCTTGTTTCACAAAGAGGATACCAACCAAGAGGTTACATATCAGCTAACTTAGATTTGAAGATAACAGTTAAAAGATACAATGACGAGATGACACATGAATACTATAAAGAAGGTGATCAACTCTATATACCAGCATGGTACCCATTGGATACAGGCCTTACAAACATTAATAGTGATAGTATCATATTCTCAACAACATCATCACATACAATAACCCTACCACTATCAGGAAACATTGATACATATTCATTTATAATACCAGTTAAACAAGGTATACCATTCACAATTGTATACAGTGGTGATGATATAATTGATGGATCCATTATACTACCATTTAAAAACATTGATATGGGTATATATCCATATCAAGATAGTATACCATCACTGATACTATATGTTAATGAAGAACCATGGACAAGGGTTGATGACTTCTATGAGGTGTTATCAGGATTAGATGTTGATGACAATGTGTATAAACTCATATATGATAAGTATGGTAGGTACAATATACAGTTCTCAACAGCACGTAATATGCCTAATAGTGGGTCCAGAATAAGAGCAGTCCTACTCGAATCACTTGGAGTTAATGGTACACTTGGAGCTAATCTGCTTATAAGAGAGATGGGTCAAGCAATAGTAATGAAAGAGAATGTTCCCACACTTATAGATAGAAACTGGGTTATAGTTGATACACCATTCATTAAAAACATTACCAAAAACATAGAACTTGATGGTAGTCAAATGGGATTAACTAATGAATCAGCATCAATTAATGGTTCTGACCCAGAAACTATACAACAGATCAAAGATAACTCCAAAAAAACAGCTAATTCACAAAATAGAAACGTCACAAAATATGACTATATAGCAGACCTGGAAAGTAGATCAGATATAATTAAAGCAAATGTATGGGGTGAACAAGAAGTATATAGAGGTAACGTATTGGATTTTAACAAGATTTACATATCAGTTATACCAAAGGACTGGACAACATATACAATACCCACATCAGGTAGACAATGGATTGATCCAATGGTGCCAGATATCAGTCAAGTAATACAGATACCATGTTCATTTAATCCCATATTTAAGAATGATCTGAAAACATACCTTGAGCCTAAAAAAATAATGAGTACATATGAACAGTTCATTATACCCGATGTTGTATATTTCAAATTTGAGATAGGTATACTACCAAAACGTGTATATAACTTTAATAACATTGTTTCTGATGTAAAAAGAAAGCTTACTTACTACTTTGACTGGACCAATAGATCATTCCAAGAGATTGTGGATTTCAGAAGCATACATAACTATATACTTGACAAAACCATAGTATCACCAAATGATAAGTTTGAGAACATAAAGGGTATACAAAACTTTATATTCAGAGATATAGTTCTATATACAACCATATCCAATCAAAATGACCCTATGGAGATATTCCCATTAAATGACAATATGACATATCCAATGTTTACAGTAAATGAGTTTGACATTAGATATGATAACCTATTGAAGCCAGTACAGTTAGGACTGAACCAATTTCCAGCCATAGCAATAGATATGTGCATCTTTATAAATGAGGCATAAAAATAATGGGAAAATTTACTGATCCTGCATACTTTCTTATTGATCACTATCTCACAACCATAAACGTTCAACTTGAAGAAGATATAAAATCAAAGATTGTCAACCTATGGCCTGTTATATTTACAGACTGGGACCTTGTCGAATTTAAAAGTTACAATGATGTTATATGGAACTTTAACTATGAAACGGTTGAGGGATCATACTCAAAGAAACAGGTCGACTACTCATATCAAGCATCCTACCTAATGGGCCAGGGTAAAGGTATCATAGCCCGTGGTGATAGAATAATTGAGCTATTTGTTAAAGATGATGACTATGGATTCAGACAAATAAATGTGACACCTCCAATAAACAATCACAAAGATGGTAACTTCTTTAACTTCTTTAAACATATAACTCTGCCCTTCCAATATGGTTCAACTCTGACAGAAACAATATCAGGTAACAGCTTCCGTTTTGAAGTATATGCCCCATTAATACAATTTGATCCTGATGATATCAATGGTAAAGAGGTATACTTTAGAAAGGACAGTAGGTTCCATGACTGGCTAATCAACTACGCTAGGGATTATTTTGTGAAGCTATGGGGTGAGGATTTTGTTATAAGAAACTATGTCAATACAGATAAACAGTTCCTATATTTTGGTAAGATATATCACAAGAGAGGTGATAACTATCATGTTGAGTTCTATGGTATGAAGGATTTTGTGGAACTCTCTATACCAAATCACCAGAGAACAACCAATCTGAAAGAGTTCTTCAATGTAAACTTTGATAGAGTATATCATGAGGTATACACTCTTCTTAAAAATATATGGTCCATGATAGACCCATATGAGGTTGATGAGAAGTTTCTTGGTTATCTATCAAAATTTTATAACATTGATATGGATGTCCAGTCAATTGGTATACTTAATCAACGAGAGTTTATAAGAGAGCTGACAAATTATCTTAAGAGAAAAGGTTCATACAGTTCATTTTACTCTGTATGGAAGGTTCTAACTCGTGGTACCAGAAACAGTTTATATGTGTATGAAAAATGGATAAACAGAAGCCTTACAACAGGTACAAATCCAACATACCAGATAGGTAATAGTGACTTAAAAGAGGTTGTATATACAACCCAATATAATGATACTGATACTTTTCCACTTTCTGGTTCTTTGGGTGATTACATACTGACGCCATACTATAAGGTTCAGATGGACATATCAACAGAGCCTATGGAGTATGACAGTATTTTATCTAAGAACATTGTTGACAGTTTAATATATCAATGGGAAGAGATAAGACCAGTGAATAAGGTGTCTGAATATGAGATATTATTAAAGCCTGAGGTTGAGTTAACGTCAAATGTTAGTGCTTTATATCCGGGTGATCAAGACAGGTATAACACAAATGTATTATCTAGTGTTGTGAAGTTTTCCATAGCTGTAAAGGATTCCTATATACAGGTATTTGGTGGTGGATACACATCATTTCTAATAAATCACAATTTGAATTCCAATCATTTATTTATTAGATGTTATGATATGAATTTCAATGAGGTTGTACCGAGTATGGTATCTTTTGTTAATGGTGATAATATCAGAGTAACATTTGAGCAATCAATTGATGGGTTTGTTCTTATTAGGAAGCCTGAC